TAAGAGAAAATATAGCATCTGATTTATTAACAACTATTTCTGGTATATCTAGCCCAGCAATTAAAAAAGCTACTAGACAACCATTTATATTAGACGAATTATCTGAGCAACAATACCCAGCAGTAATAGTACAAACATCTGAAGAAAATAGAGATGATGCTGAATTAGGTTCTGGTGCTAGAACTAGAACAGGTACTATTGATTTTGTAATTCTAGGTTTTGTTAAAGGTGCAGAAGTTAATATAGATACCAAAAGAAATGAATTAATAACAGCTATTGAAACTGCGATAGAAAGTGATATTACGAGAAATGGTAATGCACTTGATTCGGAAGTCATACAAGTAGAAACTGACGAGGGTAGTTTATTTCCTGTTGGTGGAATAAGAATGACGATCAGGTGTATGTACGAATATCAAGCTGGAACACCATAGGAGATAAACAATGAGTGAAAAACTATTAAACAAGATACTTAAAAAAGTAGATCAAATAGAAAAGATGCACGATAAAGAGTCTATTCTATGCGAAGAAGTCAAAGACTTAATCGAAGAAATCAAAGAAAATACTTTAGAAGATGACAGTAAGTCATGGGAAGAAGAAGATTTAGATGATGAGGAATTTGACGAAGATGAAGAAGAAGATATTGACGAAGAAGACGATAAATTGTAAAAGACTTTATGGCTAAAGATATTAAATTATATAAAGGTAATTCTGAAGTTATTATTAACGAAAGTAACCTTGACCATTATTTAAGACTTGGCTATAAGCAAGAAAAAGAAACTAAATCAAAATCTAACAAGGATAAAAAGACATGGCAACACATCACGGAAAAGAAGGAGTTGTAACAGTTGGTGGAACTGAAATGGGCGAAGTTACTTCGTTCACTTTAGAAACTACTGGAGATGTTGTAGAAGATACAGCTTTAACTGATGCTACTAAATCATTTGTAGCTGGTAGAACTTCATTCTCAGGAACAATCGAAATGCACTTTGATGAAACTGATGCACAGCAAGAAACTTTAACTGCTGGTTCTTCTATCTCTTTTGTTTTATTGCCTGAGGGTAATACTGCTGGAGATGCAAGTTACACAGGTACAGGTATTATTACTGGTATGAGTATCAACAACTCAATGGACGCAATCGTTTCTAGAACTGTAACATTTCAAGGAACTGGTGCTTTAACTGTAGGAACTGTATAATCTAATTTATGTCAGTTATTGATAGAGTTAAATCTCATTTTGAAACTCTTAAAACTATCACTATTGAAGTTGAGGAGTGGAAAGACGAGAATGGGAATCCTAGTGTCTTTTATTCTGAGCCATTAACTTTAGAAGAAAAAAATATAATCTTTAAGAAGTCTAGTAATTTTCAAGACTTAACTGTTCTTGTTGATTTACTTATAATGAAACTTCAGATTAAAAATGAAAAAGGCGATATGATTAAAGCCTTTAGCCCAGAAGATAAATTTGCATTAAGAAAAAAAGCAGATTCAAATGTAATCTCAACTATTGCTAATCAAATTCTTGCAGATACTAATTACGAGGACGCAGAAAAAAAGTAGATAGCGACCCTGATGTTAGGTCGCTGTTAGTTATAGCAGAACGATTACATCTTACAATACAACAAGTTCTTGATATGCCTGTTAGCCATTATAATCTTTGGTTAGCCTACTTGAAAAAAGAACAAGAACAATATAAAACATCTAAATCATTAGCTGAAGCAAGGAATTTAAAATAATGGCACAAAAACTTAATATAGACATAGTAGCACGAGATAAAACTAAACAGGCTTTAGGTGGTGTTCAAAGATCATTAGGAAGATTAAAAAATTCTGTATTTAGTTTGCAAAGTGCTTTTATTGGTTTAGGTGCTGGTTTAGTTATAAGAAATCTAGTCAATACAGGAAAAAATTTAGAAAATTTAAGAACAAGATTAAAGTTCTTACTTAAAGATACAAACGAGGGTGCGAAAGCATTTGAAAATATGACTAAGTTTGCATCTAGAGTTCCTTTTTCACTTGAACAAATACAATCAGGTTCAGGTATTTTAGCAACTGTAACAGATAATGCTGACGATCTTCAAAAGATGTTAGAGATTACAGGTAATGTTGCGGCAACAACAGGATTAGATTTTAGAACTACTGCTGAACAAATACAAAGATCATTTAGTGCTGGTATAGGTGCGGCTGATTTATTTAGAGAAAAAGGTGTTAGAAATATGCTTGGTTTTAAAGCTGGTGCAACAGTTTCTATTGAAGAAACTAGAAAAGCATTTGCAAGAGTATTTGGCGAGGGTGGTCAATTTGGAAAAGCAACAGATGAATTAGCAAAAACATTTGAGGGAACTCTCTCAATGATTGGAGATAAAATATTTAACTTTAAAAGAGTTTTACTAGAAGCTGGTTTTTTTGAAGAACTTAAAAAACAATTTGGAGACTTAGATAACTTCCTAGAAAATAATGCTCAAGATTTAGATAAAATAGCAACAGCAGTTGGTAAAAATTTAGCACAAGGTATGGCTAGTGTTGTTCAAATAGGTAAAGATTTAATTCCAACATTAAAACAAATAGGAAGCATTTTAAAAAGTATTATAGATGGATTTATGGCACTACCACCATTTATAAGAACAGGTGGAATTATTGGTGCATTTTTATTTGGTAGAAAAGGTTTGGCCGCACTTGCTGGTGTTAGTTTTGTTGTAGATAAAATTAATACTATGATTAAAGGAATTAAAACAAGTATGGGTATATTTGATGTTACTAATGTTGAAGATGTACAATTAAGAATAGATCAAATTAAAAGACAATTAGATGAATTAAGAGAGCCTGATTTTTTTAGTAATTTTGGAATGGGTACAACAATAGATACAAAAAAAATTCAAGCATTAGAAGAAGAATTAGCATTAAGACAAGAACAATTACATACTGCTGAAAGATTACAAGCATTAGAAAGAGCAGGTTTTTCTATTGCTAGAGAAAATTACATAATGAGAAATAGTTTAACCAAAGAACAAATGGAATTAAACAAAGGTATATTAGAACAATTTGAACAACTTAATGATACAGCTTTAGAAAAATTAAAAAGCAAATTAACAGATATAAATACAACTATAGCAGAGGGTCTAAATGTTGGAATTAGTAAATTTTCTAATGCTTTATCTAGAGCAATTATTCTTGGAGAAGATTTAGGTAAATCATTTAAAAACATGATTAGAGATGCACTTGTTCAAACATTAGCTATTTTGATTGAAGTTATTATTAGATTAGGAATACAAAAATTATTAAATATTGATTTAGAAAAAGGAGAAGATAGAAAATTACAAAAAGCCAAAGCATTTACTAGAGAATTAAAAATTCAAGTTGCGTTAGCTACAATATTAGCTTTTTTAACTGGTGGTGCATCTATGGGATTTGGTGGTGGTAGTGGTGGTAGAGTAAGATCACCTGGAGATGGAATGGCTAAAGGTGGTGCTGTGGCAAAAGGACAACCATATATTGTAGGAGAAAGAGGTGCTGAATTATTTATTCCAAACTCAACAGGACAAATTACACAATCTGCTAGAGGAACAGGTGGTATGGTTGGTGCAACTACAGTTAATGTTAATGTTAGTGCAACTGATGTAAGAGGTGTTAAAGAATTATTAATTGACAACAGATCAACAATCGTTAATGCAGTAAATATAGCACTAAATGAAAAAGGTAAAGAGGCATTAGTATAATATGGCTGGACAATTTCCAACATCTCCTGTTGCAAGTGATGCTCAAATAGGCTCAGAGCAAAATACAATAGTTTCAGTAACTACATCTGGTAGAGTTCAAACGAGACAAATTGATGGACAAAAATTTACAATTACTTTGGATTACGCACCAATGACTAGAGCAAACTTTGCACCAATCAAAGCATTTCTTATGAAACAAAGATCAAGATTAAATACATTTACAATTATTCCACCTGTTGTTTCAAATGCACAAGGTGTTGCTAGTACAGTTATATCTACTGATGGTGCTATATCTTCCGGTGCAACTACTTGCACAATAGATGGCATGACAATAAGCACAACAGGAATATTAAAAGCTGGAGATTATTTTAGATTTTCTGGTCAAAATAAAGTTTATATGGCTGTTGAAGATTTAGATGCAGATGGAACAGGCTCAGGTACACTTACATTTGAACCACCTTTAAGATCAGATGTAGCTAATGATGTTGCATTAGTTTATGATAATGTTGATTTTACTGTAAGACTTAAAAATGATATTCAAGAATATAGCATTGTAACTAATGATCTTTATAAATATCAGATAGATTTGATAGAAAATCTTTAATGAAAAAATATAAAATAACACACAAAATTACTGCTGATTTTATTGCTGAAGTTATTGTTAATGAAGATCAAATAGATACTTCAATAAACGATCTAAAGGAATATAATAAACCTAATAGCAAATTTAATTTTACTATGGTAAAAGGTACAGAAAGTGTAACCCAAACTAATTACGAAGAATATGACGAGAACTCTAACAACAGCAGTAAAGAATGAACTTGAAACAGATAGCTTACAACCTATTAATCTTGTTTATATTAATGTAGGTTCTGGTTATAGATTTACCGACCATTATAAAGATGTTACTTATGATGGAAATACTTACACAGCATCATCATTATTTACTAAATTATCAAGTGTTAAAGAATCTTCAGAAGTAGAAGTTAGCAATATTACATTATCATTTTCTGGTGCAGATCAAACAATCATATCTTTATTTTTATCTAATACTTATATGGAACGAGAGGCAGAAGTATATAAAGGTTTTTTAGATAGTAGTGAACAAGTTATTGCTGACCCATTTCTTTTATTCAAAGGCAGAATAGAATCTTTTAGTATTGATGAAAGCATAAACCAATCAAATGCTAATATTGTTGTTGCATCTCATTGGTCAGATTTTAGTAAAATAGAGGGTAGAAAAACAAACACAGGTTCACAACAATTACACTTTGCAAATGATTTAGGCTTTGAGTTTGCCTCACAAACAGTTCAAGATATTAAATGGGGTAGAGCATAATGCAAGATGTAATAAATTTATTTAATCAATTTGATCGTTATAAAGGTAAAGAACTAACTAATTATTTAAAACCATCAATACAGCTTAATCAATATAAAAAGTTTTATGATAACAATGAATTAATTGGCTTTGTGAATTGGGCTTACATACATGATTTAGTTGAAAAAAGATTTAAACAAACAGGCAAGATAAAACCTAACGAATGGAACTCAGGTAATAATTTATGGTTAATAGAAATTGTATCTATTAAAAATACATTTAAGATGATGCGTTGGGTTTATAATTATTTTAGAAAACAATTAAAAGTTGGTCATTCTATAAATTGGTTAAGAGTAGATCAAGATATTTATAGAGTTGGTCAAAAGTTTAAAAGGAGTTTTCACTAATGGGTGGTGTAGTAGAAGCTGTTGTAAATGTTGTAACAAGTTTTATTGGGTGGCTTATACCAACACCTGATATTCCTGATTTTGAAACACCAGAAGAAGAAAAAGGTGTATTAATTAATAAACAATCAAACAATGCACAAATACCTATCGTATATGGTCGAAGACAAGTAGGAATTACTAGAGTATTTTTAGAATCTTCAGGAACAGATAATACTTATCTTTATATGGCTGGAGTAGTTTGCGAGGGAGAGATTGAAGAAATAGAAGAAATTTATATTGATGACAAACAAGTAACATTTGATGGTGCATTAACAGATGGAACAGTTAGAGAAGTAGATAGTTCAGATTCAAACTTTTATAAAGATAGTTCTCACATTCAAATACAAGCATTTTATGGAACAGATAATCAAGTAGCATCTTCTATTCTAACTAACTCTACTAATTGGACATCTAACCATAGACTAAGAGGTGTTTGTTATTTAGCTTTTAGGTTTAAATGGAATCAAGATATATTTAGTTCTATTCCACAAGTAAGAGTTACTTTAAAAGGCAGAAAAGTTTATGACCCAAGAACTGCTACAACTGCATACACATCAAACTCTGCATTAATATTGTTAGACTATTTAAGAAATACTAGATATGGAAAAGGATTACCTGATAGTGCATTTGAATCTGATTTTGCATCTTTTAAAACTTCAGCAAATGAATGTGAAACACAAATAACTCCATATACAGGTGCAGATCAAATAAACTTATTTGAAACTAATGCAGTTATAGATACTGACCAAAAAGTAATAGAAAATGTTAAAAAACTTCTTAACCCAATGCGATCTCTATTCACTTATAACAATGGTGTTTATAAACTCAAAATAGAGGGTACAGGAACAGCAGTTAAAACAATAACAGCCGATCATGTTGTGGGTGGTGCTAAGGTTTTAGGAGAAAGAAAAAATAATAAGTACAATCGTGTATTAGGTACATTTGTTAATCCTGATAAGAACTGGCAAAATGATACTGTATCTTTTCCACCAGCAGATGACAGTATTGTTGCAACTGAATTTAAACACGCAACAATGTTAGCACAAGATAATGGAACTTTATTAGAGGGTAATTTTCAATTTCCTAATGTAACTAATAAATTTGGTGCAGAGGCTTTATGCGAAGTAATTTTAAGAAGATCAAGAAATCAATTACAAATTCAATTAACATTAACATCAGAATTTTTAGAATTAGAAATTGGAGATATAGTTGCAATCACATATCCAAGTGGTGGGTTTAATGCTAAACCTTTTAGAGTATTAGGTTTAGAAATTAACGAAGACTTAACTGTAAATGTTCAATTATTTGAACATCAAGATAATTTTTATACATTTAATGAAAAAAATCCTATAGCAACTATTGCAGATACTATTTTACCTAATCCTAATTCTGTTCAACCACCAGCAAGTTTAACTTTAGATGATACCTTAATTGAATATAATGATGGTACTGTAATTGTAGCATTAGATGTAACTATAGGTGCATCTACTGATAGTTTTGTTGATTATTACCAAGTTGAATACAAAAAAAGCACAGATTCAAATTATATTATTTATGCACAAGGTAGTGGATTAAATCATAGAGTGTTAAATGTAATTGACCAAGATACCTATGATGTTCGAGTAAAGGCAGTAAATAGTTTAGGGGTATCATCAACTTATGTAACTGCACAAAGAACTATCGTAGGTGCTATTGCACCACCAAGTGATGTCGAAGATTTTTCATGTAATATTGTTGGACAAGAGGCTCATTTAAGTTGGAATCAAATACCTGATTTAGATTTAGCTTATTATCAACTTAGATTTAGTGAAGAAACTGATGGAACAGCAGATTGGCAGAACTCAGTTAATTTAGTTTCTAAAGTATCAAGACCAGCAACCTCAATTTCCGTACCAGCTAGGGCTGGAACTTACCTTATAAAAGCTGTCGATAAACTTGGAAACTTTAGTTCAAATGCAACTGCAATTATTTCAAATGTAACTGATACTGTTAATCATAACTCAATAGCAACGCAATCAGAACACCCTGACTTTTTAGGAACTTTAACAAATACAGTTATAGCAGATGATTCAATTAGATTAGATTCATCAGAACTTTTTGATTCAGCTAGTGGATTATTTGATGATGAGACAACTAGATTTTTTGATTCTGGTGTAAGTAATGCTGACTTTTTTGCCAATGGTAATTATGAATTTGCAGATGTTATTGATATTGGTGCTAAACATACTGCTAGAATTACAGCATCATTAACTCAAACTTCTGATAACCCTGATGATTTATTTGATAATAGAAGTGGATTATTTGATTCTGCATCATCTAACTTTGACGGAGATACACCAGCAAACTGTGATGCTCATTTAGAAATTGCAACTTCAGATGATAATGTAACTTATACAGCTTTCCAAAATTTTGTAATAGGAAATTATACTGCGAGATATTTTAAATTTAGAGTATTTTTAACATCAAGAGATTTAGCATCTACACCTGTAGTTTCAGCAGTAACAGTAACAATAGATATGCCTGATAGAATATTTAGTGGAAATGATATAACTTCTGGTGCTGGAACTTATACAGTAACATTTACAAATCCATTTAAATCTGTTAATTATGCTGTTGGAATTACAGGCGAAGACCTTGCTACTGGAGATTTTTTCGTAGTAGAAAACAAGACGATAAATGGCTTTGACTTAACATTTAAAAATTCAGGTGGTACAGCAATAAGTCGTACCTTTGATTATATTGCAAAAGGCTTTTAAAAGGAGTATAAGAACGATATGGCACAAGGCGATTATTTAATTCAGAACCAATCTTTTCCCTCTTTTCGTAGTGATCTTAACTCTACTTTAGAGGCTATTAATACATCTAATTCAGGAACATCAAGACCATCAAGTGCTGTTGCTGGAACAGTTTGGTTAGATACAACAAATGCAACAAATCCAACTTTAAAGTTTTATGATGGTGCAGATGATATTTCTTTAGCACAATTAGATTACACAGCTAACACAGTTAATTGGTTAGATAGCACAGTTTCATTCGATATAGTTTCAGATACCACTCCACAATTAGGTGGCGACTTAGATGTTAATGGTAATGAATTTGTTTCAACATCAAATGGGGATATTGTATTTTCTCCTAATGGAACAGGTAAAATTAAATTTAATGATTTAGCTTATTACCCAGAAGCTAGTTTAACCTCTACATCAAATGCAGTAGCTTGGGATAGTCAAGCACAACCCAACGCAAAACATACTACAACAGAAAACACAACTTTCTCAGCACCAAGTAATGCAACAACAGGAAGTTTTATAAGTTTAAATATTCAATATGGTGGTTCACACACAATCGCTTTCAATACAGTTTTTGAATTTGCTGGAAGTACAGCACCAACATTTACAAGCACATCTGGTCAAGTCGATCATTTAGTTTTCAGATACAATGGAACAGTTTGGCAAGAGATGGGTAGAACTTTAAATATGTCAGCAACATAAGGATAAACAATGTACGCAATAGTCGAAGATAATCAAATAACACAATTTATAAATTACCCTAAATCTATTGTTATAGGAGATGTAAGATACCCAGCTAAAATATTTACAATGTGGTCTAAAGCTGAAAAAGAAGCTATTGGTATTTATGAAATAGTAACTGATTCAACTAATTACAAAGACCCAGCATATTACATTAACACTAACGAACAATATACTTTTGCAAATAATCAAGTTACTAAATCTTGGGGAACTGCAACACCTAAAAGATTAGAAGATGAAAACGCAGTAGATGAAAATGGAGACCCAGTATTACAAGATGGTGTTCAAGTTATTAACTATGGTTTAAAAACTGAAAAGAAAAGAATTGTAAAACAACAAGCATCTGGTTTATTAGCACCTACTGATTGGTATGTAGTTAAATCAACAGAAGTAGCTGACTATGATATTCCAGCAAATATATTATCTTTCAGAGCAGATGTTAGAACTAAATCAAATGAAATGGAAACTATGATTGATAACTGCACAACAGTTGATGAACTAAAAGCATTATACGAATACACAAACACAGGAACAGAACAAAATCCTGTAATGACAAGACCACTACCAGAATTTCCTAAAGAGGTAGTGTAATGCCTTTAATCATTCCAGCTAACTCAATAACTGGTGGCTTTGAAGTTGCTAACTCATTAAGGTTTGATGATGGTAGTTCAGATTATTTATCAAGAACACCATCAAGTGCTGGAAATAGAAAAACTTGGACATGGAGTGGTTGGCTAAAAATGGGAGTTGGAAGTAATGGTAGAATTTTTGGTTCAGGTACTTCAGGGACAGAAAAATCAGAAATTGCTATTGCTGGTATAAGTAATACTTCTGGGTTAAATGTAAGATTAAGAAACGATAGTGGAGATGGAAATAAATCAGTTACTTTATCAGCAGTTCAAAGAGACCCATCAGCTTGGTATCATTTAGTTGTTGGAATAGATACAACACAAGCTACTGATACTGACAGGATTAAAATTTATATTAATGGAGAATTACAAACAAGTTTTAGTTCAGCAAGTTATCCAAGTCAAAATGTTGATACATATATAAATAGTACAAATCAACATAATGTAGGTGCTTTATATGATGGAAGTACAGGAAGTTATTATGATGGATACTTAGCAGAATGTGTTTTCATTGACGGACAACAATTAGACCCAACATCATTTGGAGAATTTGACGAAGACACAGGAATATGGAAACCCATTGATGTATCTGGTTTAACCTTTGGCACAAATGGATTCTATTTAGACTTTGAAAACTCTGGTAGTCTAGGTGCAGATGTATCAGGAAATGGAAATAACTTTACTGTAAATAATTTAACTAGCATAGACCAAACAACTGATACACCGACTAATAATTATTCAACATTAAATCCTTTAAATGTGCCTACATCAAATGCACCAACTTTTAGTGAGGGTAATTTAAAAACAGTTTGTGGAACAACAGGTGGTGCTTATATGGGTTCTTCAACAATAGGAGTTTCATCAGGAAAATGGTATGTAGAAATGAAAGTAAAAACTGTTGATTCAGTTCTTGCTGGAATAAGTGCTAATGCTAGTGAAGATGCTAGGGATAATGTTTATCCAGGACAACAAGCAGATTCAGTAGGTATTTTGCTTTCAAATGGACAAAAATATATTAATGATAGTGGCTCAACTTATGGTGCTTCTTTAAGTGCAAATGATATTTTACAGATAGCATTAGATTTAGATAATAATAATGTTTATTTTGGAAAAAATGGACAATGGTCAAATGGTTCTGGTTCATGGAATCAATCATCTCCATCAAGTGCTATTTCAATAACAGCATCATCAAATACAACAGATGGTTTTTATTTTTTTAGTGTAGGAGATGGTGGGGGTAGTCAAGCTGGAGATGTAGAATGGAATTTCGGCAACCCATCATTCACAATCTTATCAGGAAATAGTGATGGTAATGGTTATGGGAATTTCGAACACGCAGTTCCGAGTGGTTATTACAGTTTGAATACAAAAAATTTAGCAGAATATGGATAGGATATTATTATGAGTTACACTAATGGATTAGATAAACCATCAGATTATTTTAATACTAAACTTTATACAGGTAATAGTAGTACACAAAGTATAAGCGGAGTCAATTTCAAACCTGATTGGGTTTGGACAAAAAAAAGAAATGCATCAGAAGAACATTTGGTTTATGATAGTGTTAGGGGTGTTCATAAATATATAAAACCTAATTTAACACAAGAAGAATCAGATGTATCTACTTCTTTAACTAGTTTTGATAGTGATGGATTTACATTAGGAACAAGTTTTAATGTAACAGGCTCAAATTATGTTGCATGGAATTGGAAAGCTGGTGGCACAGCATCATCAAACACAGATGGAGATATAACCTCTACTGTTAGTGCCAATACTACAAGTGGATTTAGTATTGTTTCTTGGACTGGTACAGGTGCAACAGGTACGATTGGACATTCTCTTGGAACTGCTCCATCTTTAATAATTGCAAAAAATAGAAATGATGCAACAAATTGGTTTGTTGGACATAATAGTTTAGGTTGGACAAAATATATAGTTTTAAATAGTACTGGTGCAGAAGTTACTGATACAGTTTGGAATGATACTGCACCTACATCAAATTTATTTAGTGTAGGAACATTTAATTCAATAAATGGTTCTGGAGATTCTATGATTGCCTACTGTTTCGCTGATACAGGCAACAAATTTTTTAAGGCAGGAAGCTACACAGGAAATGGAAGTACAGATGGAACTTTTGTTTATACAGGTTTTAAACCAGCTATGGTTATTAAAAAAAGATCAAGCAGTACAGGTAATTGGCAAATAGAAGATAATAAAAGAGACACAGGAAATCCATGTAATTTAACTTTATATCCAGATTTATCTAATGCTGAAGATAATACTTCTGGTGCTTATGATATTGATATGCTTTCTAATGGTTTTAAATTAAGAGCAACTAATACTCATTCAAATGCTTCTGGTTCAACATACATCTACATGTGCTTTGCTTCTAACCCTATCGTAACTTCTACAGGAATACCAACAACAGCTAGATAATATGAATGAAAAAAATCATAAATATTCTTAGACATTGGAAGAATAATATATGGAAGAAATTAAAGAACGAATTAAGCAACATGAGGGGTTTAGGGATACTGTCTATTCCGATAGCTTGGGCTTTGCTACTATTGGTTATGGCCACCTTGTATTACCCTCTGATAATTTTGTTGAGGGTGTTGCTTATGACAAAGCTACTCTTGAAGAAGTTTTTGATAATGATTTTAAAATAGCAGTAGATTCAGCTAGAGAATTACTTAGAAATATAGAGCATAATCATATAGTTTTTGGTGTAATTGTTGAAATGTGTTTTCAATTAGGCAAACCAAGAGTAATGAAATTCAAAAAAATGTGGGAAGCGTTAAAGCAACAAAACTATTTAAAAGCTAGTGAAGAAATGATAGATAGTAATTGGCACAAACAAACCACAAAAAGATGTGAAAGTTTGGCTAGTATAATGAGAAACGCAAACAAATAGGAGAATATTATGCCAAGACATTATGGAAAAATGAAACCAAAAATGAAGAAGAAAAAAGCTAAAAAGAAAAAGAAGTAATGGTAAAACGAAAAAGAAAGAAAGCACCTAAAGGTTACCACTATATGCCTGATGGTCGTTTAATGAAAGATTCAGCACATGGCAAAAAAAAGAAAAGTCGCAAAAGATAAAAAGACAAAGATACCTAAGAAGTATTTATCAGGTCTTAAAGGTGCAAAAAGATCAGCTAGAGCCAATCTAATCAAATCTATGGCCAAAGCATATAAATCTGGTGCTACTATTCCTTTATCAATGTTTAAAGCAAGAGTTAAGTAATGGCTGTAAAAAGAAAACCATTATCTGCTAGAGTTATCTCTGTATTAAGAGCAAAAGCAAAAAACAGAAAAAACATCACACTAGGTCAATTAAAGAAAGTTTATCGTAGAGGACAAGGTGCTTGGCTATCATCAGGTTCAAGACCAAAAATATCTATGGCTGGTTGGTCAATGGCTAGAGTTAATTCATTCTTGAGAGGTAGCAGAAAACATGATATTGATTTAAGAAGAAAGCGAAAGACAAAATGATCGGTTTCACTACATCAAAAACATTGAAAGAGTTTATTAATAAACGACCAATGAAGAAAAAGAAGAAGAAAAAGAAAAAGGCTAAAAGATGAGTATTATAGATATTAACAATATGCCATTTGGATTAGGAGTTCAAAAAGGACTTGTAAATAATTATTCTGGTATTCATAAATTTGGATTAAATACTTCTGTAGGAAGTGGTGCATTTGAAACAGTATGGGACGGAGATAATACTTATACTTATCCATCATCTTCAGGAACTGCTACAGCAACTTCATCAGATACAGGTTCAGATAATACAGGAACAGTTAAAATATTTGGCTTAGATTCTAATTATGATTTAGCAGAAGAAACTTTGACTATTGGTGGAAGTGCTGGAACAGTATCTTTTATCAGAGTATTTAGAGCAGTAATGATAACTGCAAATACAGGTAATACAAATGTAGGAACAATATCAATTACAGTTTCATCTACAACTGTTGCAAAAATTAGAGCTGGTTATGGTCAAACTTTGATGTGTGTTTATACTATTCCAAGAAAATACAATGCTTATTTAATGCAAATAGATTTAGGTAGTTCTAAAGATTTAGAAAATGAAATTAGATTTATTTCTAAAGAAATAGACAATGGTAATGTTTGGAATACAAAAGCATTTATTACTACAAGAGGTGGATTTGTAGAAAAGAATTATGCTGTTCCTGTAAAATTTACACAAAAGACAGATTTAGAATTAGTTGCTAAAGCTAGTGCAACATCATCAGTTAGTGCTGGATTTGAATTAATCCTAGAGAAAGT